TTACTGGCACTGTCACAGCCGATGGCGGATTGAACGTAGGCACAATCAAAGAAGCTACTGGCACGACTACAGCCATGACTATTGACAGCAGTGGTAGGATACTTACTCCTGCAAGACCAGCGTTTAGGGCTTTTATTCCTAGTAATCTTTCTGCAAATCTTGCCTCTGAATCTTTGGTAAACTTTACTTCAGAGTCTTTTGATATAGGGAGCAACTACGATAATGCCTCTGGACAATCAAAGTTTGTTGCGCCTATGGATGGTTTATATTCCTTTTCTGCTAATGTCAGGATAGATGGCGCGACTTCAGGTTTTGCGTATCTTCGTTTTTATAAAAACGGTAGTGCATTAGCGGTAGCGGCATTAGATATAACCGATTCGCATGGGTCAACTTATCATACATTTCAAATACACGAATTACTTGAGTTAACTTCTGGCGATTATATTCAAATATTTGGTGCGACGCCATCAGATACAAGTGTTACGCTGTACGCTGAACAAAGCGTTTTTTCTGGATATTTAGTGGGGTAATTATGGCAAATTATAAAAATATAACCATGTATCTACCCGCCCCAGATACGAATGAAAACGGGGCTATATACACAGCAGATGCTATCTTAAAAGCATCAGACTGGACACAGCTACCAGACAGCGGCTTAACAGACGCTTGCGTTGCGGCGTTTGCCACCTATCGTGCCAGCATCCGTACCATCAGACAAACAAACCCTGATAATCCTACTTGGCCTGATGCGCCTACGGAGGAGTGGTCATGAGCAGAGCCAGAGACTTAGCAGATTTAGGTGGTAGCGCAGATGCGGGTGGCCTGACAGGACGTAACCTCATCATCAATGGTGCGTTTCAAGTTTGGCAACGTGCCACCGCCGCCACCGCTGTAGGTGGTAGTGAGGTGGTTAACACAGCAGACCGTTGGACGTTTTGGGAAAGCACAGATGGTGCTTTTACTACAGAACAATCAACAGATGTCCCAAGTGGTCAAGGTTTTGCATACTCGTTAAAGGCGGCTTGCACATCTGCTGACACATCACTTGCGGCTGGACAGTTTAGTTTGATAGGACACAAAATAGAGGCGCAGAACTTATCGCATTTAAATTATGGCACATCCAGTGCTAAGACAATGACGCTTTCGTTTTGGGTTAAGTCTAATAAAACAGGCACATACTGTTTCTCAATAGAGAAACACGATGAAACTGATTACATCTTGATTAAAGAGTTTAGCGTTTCTTCTGCTGATACTTGGGAAAAGAAAACATTAACTATTACGCCAGACAGCAACATTAAAGCATCTGCTGGTGCTATTACAAATGATAATGGTCTTGGTTTGAGGTTGCTTTGGGCGTTGGCACTAGGCACAACTTATAATTCTGGCAGTGATGATGGAACTTGGACAGATTCAACTCTTTTTGGTACAACCAACCAAGTGAATTGGATGGATAGCGATAGCAATGAGTTTTACATCACAGGCGTCCAGCTAGAGGTAGGCTCAACAGCCACGCCGTTTGAACACGAAAGCTACGATGCTACAATTCAAAAGTGTTACAGGTATTATTTCAAACTGTTCCCTGCGCTTTCACAGGCGAATTATTTAGGAACTTGCTATGTAAAAAACAGCACTCAAAGTCGTGTTGTTGTTGATTTTCCAGTTCCTTTGAGAACAAAACCTACGGCTATTGAACAAACTGGCACAGCCAATGATTACGCAACTTTTGTAGCTGGCACACAAACAACTTGTACAGCAGTTCCAACGTACACCAATTATGGCTCCGCTAATTCACAAATCGCACAGTTTACATCTAGCGGTCTTACAAATGGTCATGCTGGTGATGGAAGGGCAACAGACGCAGATGGATTTTTAGCTTGGAGTGCTGAACTATGAGTTATTCATTTATGTTTACAGATGATGATGGTTCTCACATTTATATTAGAGATGACCAGAAAAGAACTTGCATTGGAATTGATGCAGAGTTTCAACAATGGCTTCGTGACAATCAAGGCAATCTGCCTGACGATATTCAAGCTAAGATTGATGCTGGCGAACTGACCATAGCGGATGCTGATTAAATATGATAGGATAGGCACAGGAGGCTAATATGGCTGGATTAACTGTTACATCTGCGGCATCTATTGACCCTGTGACCGTTGCTGAATTAAGGGCTTATGCTAGAATAGACGATAGCATTGATACCGCCCTTTTGACTTCATTGATTACTGTTGCGACCAACTGGTGCGAAGAATACACAAACCGCGCTTTTATTACACGCACACTGAGGTTGAGCCTTGATGGTATATCTGAGTTTGACGTTCCATTGAAAGAGGGTATGTACACCGCCCCCTATACTGTTTATCTGCAAAATTATATTGAGCTTCCAAAGCCGCCTTTGGGTTCTGTTTCATCTATCGTTTATTTTGATGACAGCGATAACCAATCCACATGGGATACAAGCAACTATTATGTGGATTCAGAAAGCACACCGCCTCGCGTGGTGTTGAGAGATGGCGGGGCTTGGCCTACTGATTTACGCAATGCCAATGGAATACAGGTCACATACACGGCTGGTTATGGAACAAGCACAACAGATGTTCCAGAGGCTATCCGTATCGCCATCCAGCAATATGCAACGCATCTGTATGAACACAGGGGGGATGATGAGGGCAGAGCCTTGAATAGCCCCGCGCTGGTTCAAAATCTCTTACAGCCTTACAAAGTGATGAGATACGGCGTTAGTTCGCTATCAACTAGATATGCGAGTTAATCATGGCGTTAGGCAAACATCAGCATAGATTAACCATACAATCTCGCTCAAGAAGCTCAGATGGTGGCGGGGGTGCGGCCTCATCATGGTCTGATGTGGATACTGTATGGGGTAGCATAAAGGCCGTAGGAGGGGGCGAGAGGCTCTTTGGTGACCAAGTAGAGGGTAGGACTACCCATGAGCTTATAATACGCCACAGGCGCACTGTAACAGCCGCTAATCGCATAAAATATGCCTATGCAGTGGACTCAACCAATTATGAGCGTCTTTTTAACATAAATCGGGTTGAAAATGTCGGTGAGCGTGACCGTTATCTCAAGCTGTATTGCACAGAAGGGGTGGCTACCTAATGGCAAGAGTAAAAACACAGGTCATAAGCAAAAAGCCAAGATACAACCAAGTTATCAAGGATTATACAGCCGATGCTCGTCAATTAGTGGGTAGGGCTGGCAATCTTGTTCGGAACACGGCGGTAAATTCTATCAATCAAGGCGCAAAATCTGGTGTGACTTATGAGAAATACAACCCACGCCGCACTCACAAGGCATCAGCCGCAGGAGAGCCGCCAGCAACAGATACAGGCTTTCTTGTAAGCAATATCTTTCTAAATGTTGATACAGATGGGCTTGGGGCTAGTGTTGAAAGCAGGGCAGATTATTCCAGCTTCCTTGAGTTTGGTACATCAAAGATGGGGGCAAGGCCGTTCATGCAACCCGCCCTTGAAGAAAACAAGCCACGAATTAGACGGTTGGCTCAACAGATGGTTAAAGCCAAATGACTGTTCATAGCTGGGAATTGCAAAAAACCGTTTTCTCTGCATTGGATGGTGCGAGTATCACCGATTATGCGGGTAATTCAATCACTGGTGTTTTTGATGATGTCCCAGAGAATACAGCATATCCATATATCAGGGTAGGTGAAGAAACGGCTATAGATTCTTCAGCCAAAGACAAGGATATTTTTGAGCATACGCTCACAATTCATATTTGGTCGCAATATCGGGGAAACCGTGATATAAAAGAAATTATGAAACAGGTACATGACGTATTACATAATAGTTCATTATCTGTTACAGGAGCTTCAATGGTGAATATGAGACAGGAGTTTCAGACGACACTGTTGGAAGGTGATGGGATAACACGGCATGGTGTCATGCGATTTCGTGCCGTTGTGTCGGATTAATAAGGAGATTGTGACATGGCGGCACAAAAGGGTTCAGCCCTATTATTGAAGGTGGGTGATGGTGCATCACCAGAAGCGTTCACGACTGTTGGTGGTTTACGTTCAACATCAATCACAATGAACGAAGAAGCTGTAGACGTTACAACAAAGGACGATAACGGTCATAGAGCGTTGTTAGCTGGCGGTGGAACTAACAGTGTTTCTGTATCTGGTTCTGGCGTTTTCACAGACGCGGCATCAGAGGGTACTATTAGAACAGCGTATTATGCACAGCAAAATACATCTGATGGTTCTTCGGCTCAAACGGCGGCATTTAAGAATTATCAAGTCATTGTTCCAGATTTCGGCACATTGACTGGTTCATTCATGATTGCATCTCTTGAGTATGCTGGTGAATACAATGGTGAAGTAACTTACAGCATCACCCTTGAATCCAACGGCTACATCACGTTTGCGGCTGTATAATCATGTCTTGGGAAACTGTAGAGGTTTCAGTCAACGGCAAAACCCTATCGGCTCATAAAAAGTCGGTAGGGGATGCCCTTGAGTGGACAATGCCATGTTCTTCTGAATTAGAGGTGGGTGGTAGTTTTGAGTGCGGGGGTCAGTCATTTACGGCTGAATCTTGCGTGGATGTCGCCAATCGTGGCGAGGTGTTAATTGTAAAGACACAGGGAGTCAAGAATGACAAATCCAAAGCGCGGAGAGTTAGAGATAACTCTGGGGAAGCAGAAGTATAAGGGCAAAGTAACACTAGATGTTGTAATGAGAATTGAGCAATCTACAGGGCAAGGTATTGTAAAATTAGCACAAACCTTATCTGAAGGCTCACTTACTACAACACAGATTGTTTCAGTCCTCACAACCGTTATTCGCGCTGGCGGTAATGATTTGGATGAGAAAGAGGTTGGCAAAGCAGTATGGGATGCTGGCCTCGCAGAAGGTCTCAAGGTTATGGGGCAGATTATAGCACAGGTTCTTACATCAGGTGATGATGAGGGAAACGTGGACGAGGCGGAGCAACTTCTGTAAAGGAATTGCCGTGGACTAACTGGATGGAGATGGCTCTAGGTAAAATGCGTATAAGCCCAAATGTTTTTTGGGATATGAGTTTTCCAGAGTTTTACGCCGCCGTTGAAGGATTCGCAGAGTTTCATTCTGGTGGACAGCCGCCGCCACTTACAAGGGGTGAACTTGAAGATTTGATGGAAAGGTATCCAGATTAAATGGCAACAACAGTCGATACCCTCCTAGTCCGTATTGAAGCCGATATGCGTGATGTACGCAGAGATTTGGCTCGACTTGAAAAAGAAACATCCACTCACAGCAAAAAGATAAGTCGTTCTCTTGGTGGGATTGGCACAGCCGCAAAAGCTGTCTTAGGCGGCGTTCTAATACAACAACTCGCTAGAGGCACGTTAGCCCTCACAAAATTTGCGTCTGATATGGAAGAAATGTCTGCCATGTCAGAAGCGGTATTTGGCAGTTTTATCCATTCAGTTAGAAATGAGCTTGACCAATTCGGTGAGGCTGTAGGTCGTTCAAGATTTGACCTTGAGGCTATGGCGGCAAGCGTTCAGGATACTTTTGTCCCATTGGGCTTTGCAAGAGGCCAAGCGGCTGATTTATCCGTTGCTTTGACAAAGCTGGCTGTAGATGTTGCGTCTTTCAAAAATGAATCTGAGCAAGCAACTATGCAAGCCTTCCAATCAGCATTGGTCGGCAACCATGAGGCAGTAAGAAGGTTTGGTATCGTAATCACAGAGGCGGAGCTTAAAGCAGAGCTTTTCCGCATGGGGATTACCAAAAATGCCAAAGATGTTGATGCCGCTACAAAGGTTCAGGCTAGATTGAACCTTATTATGGCTGGCACTGTAGATGCTCAAGGTGATGCCGCTAGAACATCTGGCAGTTATGCAAACCAGACAAGAGCCTTAGATGCACAACTGAAATTACTTGCGGCTGATGTCGGCAATGAGCTTTTGCCAGTTATGAAAGATTTGGTCGCACTAGCTATTGAAGGCACAAAAGGATTCAGAGATTTCTTAGCCGCTATAGGTATAGGCGGTTCAGAAACACAAAAAGCCGCTAGAGCCACCCAAGAAAGGATGTTAGCTGAAGAAAACTTAGCGAAAGTTATGGAACGTGTAACTTCTATGCACATGACACAAGCCGCCGCTAATAGACAGCTACACGCCGCTCAAATGGAGCTTGCTGAAGCGGCTCTTGCAGAAGAAGCCGCTATAAACGCCCTTATGAAATCAAAGGGTCTATTGAATGATGAAACAGAGGAACAGGTCACTAATAACAAAAACGTCAAAAAAGAATTAAGTGATGTTGAAAAATTTGTAATAGAGCAAGCAAGACAACAAGAAATATTGATGTTGAGGCTCACTGGCGCATCTGAGGCAACTATAGCGCAAAAAGAAGCGCAACACGCTTTAGGTAAAGAGTATCTTGATAATCAAGAGCTTGTTGATAGAGAAATCAAAACGACCACAGATTTGACTGCTCAAATTGCCGCGCAAACTGAAGCAACCGCTAAACTGAAAGAAATAGAAGATAAAAGACGAGAAGCGCAAGAAGGCGGGGTACAGCAGTTAGAAGATTTGAAAAATCAACATATGATGCTTACCGCAGAGTTAAATGGTCAAACTGAAGCGCAATTAGCACAACTGGAAGCCGCAATCCAACATGGCAACTTGGAGGGCGGGGTATCAGAGCAAATACTCAAACAGATAGAGGCCAATCACAAATTACAAGCACAAATAGACGAAAAAACAAAAGCGCAGAACAAAAGCAACGATTCAATCCAAAAAGGTGTTGATTATGTGGCAAGTTTCAACGCAGAGGAAACTGTACTTCTTGAAACACAGAAAGCACTTAATGATGCGCTGGCGGCTGGGAAAATAAACAGTGATGAGTTTGGTGAGGCGCAAAATATGCTTGCCCTTGAATTAAAACGCCTAGACCCGATGTTCAAAGCAACTGAACAGGCCGCGCAAAGGGCTGGTGATGCTATAGCGGATTCACTGGCTGAAGCAGTAGTTTCAGGTAAATTCAATGCGGATATGTTAAAAAATATATTTGCAGATTTGGTCAAAACACTCATAGCAGAAGCTATTAAAACATTCGTTATTAAGAAAATTATGTCGTTCGTTTTTGGTGGTTTTGCTGGGGGCGGCTCTGTTGGGCAAGGTGCAAACAGCTACATACCCGCTGGTCTTGCAGGGGGTGGTCGTATTCCAGCAAGGGCTACTGGTGGACCCGTTCTAGTAGGGGAGCGTGGACCAGAGCTTTTCATCCCGCACAGCGCAGGAAACATCAAAAACAAAATGGATACCAAGAATATGCTTCAAGGTGGTGGTGCGCCTGTAAATGTATATCAAACTATTCAGGTTGATACAGGGGTGTCACAGACTGTAAAAACAGAAATGATGAATATGCTTCCGCGCTTCAAAGCTGAGACAATGCAAGCTGTTATTGATGGCAAGCGTAGAGGCAAAGCAATTAGTAAGGTATTTGCATAATGGCGGCTCCAACTTATCCACTCACTGTTCCAAGCTCACCATATTATCAAAAGTCCACATGGGCTTTACAGCGCAAGACAGCTATATCTGTTTCGCCTTTCTCTGGCGCACAGCAAGTCTATGAATATGATTATGCTTTGTGGTCAGCTACTTTAACTCTGCCGCCTATGAAAAGGTCTGATGCCGCCAACTGGCAAGCCTTTATCTTGAAGCTACACGGTAGGAAAGGAACATTTCTTTTAGGAGACCCAGATGCCAGAACACCAAGAGGAACAATCAGCGGTGCAGTTACATTGGGGGCAAACGCCTCAGTCGGTGATTTTACCATATCTATTTCAACTAGCCAAAATAGCCTTGTTAATGCTTTTCGTGCTGGGGATTACATACAGCTTGGGTCTGGGGGGACAAGCAAGCTGTACATGATTGTAGATGATGTGACCACTGATGGCAGTGGTGATGCAGATATAAACATTGAGCCAGCTATCAAAACAGCCGCTACATCTGGGGCAACCGTCACATATACAAACGCCAAAGGATTATTCCGTATGGAAAACCCGCAGATTGATTGGGATGCTGATGAGGTTAGCAAGTATGGCATAGCGTTTGATGCGATGGAGGCTCTATGATGGATAATATGGGGCTACACGACTTATTGTGGATTACCGCTACAGGTTTAATAGCGTTTTTCGTCAAAGCTATTTGGTCAAAGATTGAAACGCTGGATAAAGAAATGAAAGAGGTGTCAGTGACGTATGTCCGCCGTGAGGACTATCGTGATGACATTAGAGACATAAAAGATATGCTCGGCAAGATATTTGACCGACTAGAGACAAAGGCAGACAAATGAACAAGAACAGATTTATCAAACAAATGCGCTTCCATGAAGGCGTGAGAAACAATGTCTATAAAGACCACCTCGGTATAGAAACAATCGGCGTGGGTCGCAATCTTGTTGACCGTGGGCTTTCTGATGAGGAGGTTGATTACCTTCTTAGCAATGATATTCAAATTGTTGAGAATGAATTAGATAATGGCCTGTCATGGTGGCGTGATTTAGATGAGGTGCGGCAGAGAGCATTGGCAGACCTCGCCTTTAATATGGGGCTTCCACGTTTACACGGCTTCGTCAAAATGCTCAGTGCGCTACAGCGTAGGGATTACCATGCCGCCGCAGATGAGCTTCTTGATTCCAAATACGCCAAACAGGTGGGTGAGAGAAGCAACAGGGTCGCTGAGATG